AACAAATACTTCAGATTCATCTCATCTATATCGGTATCAAAGATATAATCTCTAGTAATTCGATCAAAATCCATAAAAGGGTCTAATTTTTCAAAAGACACTGGTTTATCAGTAACACAGGCCATCTGTCTTTCGACAACCATATTTTTGGTTTTAATTTCAGGATGATTAGGGTTATGTAAGCCTGTTAAAGCTCTCACACCTGACCTTCCTACATCTAATATGTCTCCTGAAAACCTTTTTGCGACAGCAAATACACCATCAATCGCTTTAGTTGCTGCGGCTGACAGATCTGAAACAATACCCTCAGCATTAAAGTACTGCACGTCACAATGAGGTATATAAAATTCAATCTCGTTGAATATAGCAAATACCGAAACTGATAGAGAAGTTGAACCAGACGTTGGAGCAACAAGAGGGTTCATAACCTGTATCATTAAATCGGCATAATCACCAAATGAAGCGTAGGGAGAAATAGTATTGTTAGCAACATCACATTTTGTTAGCTTACCATTTACATAGAACGGAACTTCCAGAGCAATAGGCGTAGACTCATTTGCGGATAAGAATACGTGCGGGGCGGCCATACCAGACCCGACCCAACTCTGTGATATAGACCTATCTACTGTTAATGGTTTTTCATAATAACCTGCTGGAACTGTGTAAGCTAAAAGCATTCACTGATGCATTGGTGTTCCAGCAACTTGCAACATTAAAGTAACTTTAGCTCGATAAAGAGCTGAAGCTATAAAAGGAATTTGAGATAGCTCATTAATAGCAATATCCTTTGGAATGCTCAATGAGTCTATAATCGTGAATCGTTGTGATGTATTTATCCAGGTTGCATTTTTAATAAAAAAAGGTTTATTCAAAATCCTAGAAAAATCCATCTTCAACTCAGCCGGAACTTGATTCAATTGCGGCTGTTTATTATAAATAAATTCCGGTTCAAAACACTTCTAGTCCTTAAAGAAGAGAAGTAATTTTCAGAGATTTTGGTAACCGAATCGGGAGCTTCTACTTTCCCTTCAAAATCTCCTAATAAAGACACTGGCATATCTTTATAAACAATTTCATTTTGTACATTATCAATGCTAATGGTATATTTACGAAAATTGTGAACCATTAAACACAATTAATTTCGGAGAACTTCAAATTTA